GCCTGTGTAGTCGTCAATCATGCGGCTGGTTGCTGTTATCGCTGCTTCCAGTGGGGTGTCGTCCACGCTGTCTGTGATCGCAAGCGAGGCCTTTAATTCGGCCAGGGTGCAATAGGCATTAGTTAGGGCCACGCTTCGTCCTTCTTTCCGGTTTCGGCAGCATTGCGCGTTCTAGTTTGGGATCGGCGGTTGCTGTTTCCTTTGCCGGCTTGCGCCGGGTCTTCTTAATCTTTCCAAATATCATGATGAATCTCTTCCATCCAGAAGCTCTTCTGGTGTGGCAATATCGCGGCGGTGTTTACGTGGATCTTGAATCCGAGCGACTTTGCCCTTCGGCAGAATAATAAATCCTCGCCGATCCATTCTCCGTTTACTGGCCCATCCCAGAACCAGCACCATTCTTTGCCCTGGTTTGGATCTGCCACTTCGCGCATCTTCTCCAGAACGCTTCGATGAACGAGCAGGCATCCTGTTCCTGCTGCGTCAATTTCGAAGACTGCGTTCTTGTCGTATTTGTAAAGTGGAAGGAAGCCCTTCTCTGAGTCCTGGAATATCGCCGGGACTGGCTTTGGGTAAGGCTTGCCTGGCACTCCAAATCCTGCAAAGACAAGGCCTGCGACGATTGGCCGCTCTTTGTCGTGGGCTGTGTCGATCAAGGCGTCAAATGCTGGAACGGTAATCTGTTCATCTGAGTCCAACATCAGAAGCCAGTCGCTGTCTGTGTTATCTAGAAATTGTTTCACCACTCGGTTGCGCTGCTTGGATAAAAGTCCAGAGCCTTTAATTCTTACGAATGGCCCTAGTCTGCTGCTCCTTGCTTGCGCGAGCTGTATTAATCTGAAAGCGAAGGATCCATTTACGGATCCGGGATCGCACGAGCCGATTGTTACTTTGTGTCCTGTCTTCATTTGTTTCCCCCTGTTAGAAGTGCAGGGCGAGTGACTCGGGGGGTGGGCCACTCGCCCTGCACAATTTGTTGCGTGCCTTCGTTTAGAAGGTTGGTGCGCTTAGACCTGTGCCTGAAATGATCGAGGCTGCAAGTGGGTAGCGCTCTGCTGTGTATGCGGCGTAGCCGTAAACGACAGACTTGAGTGTGAGGTTTCCGGCGCCTGTTGCATCGAAGCGAAGGGCGAACGGTGATCCTGGCTGCTCCCAGAGGTGTGATTCGTTTGCTGATACGCAATAAATCTCATCCTGGTTTGTTGTTGTTCCGTATGTTGTTCCGATGTTTGCATCGGTGATGATTGGAAGTCCGAGCATCTGGTATCCGGAGTTTCCGTAGATTGGCGCTCCGCCAACTCCTACTGCGTTCATCGGTGCGTTTGCTGCTGGAACAACTAGCGGACGGTTTGTGCTGTCCACTGCTGCGAGGAGGAACGCGAGGCGACGTGGGTGAAGTACCCAGTGTGTAGGTGAAACGAATGCGTTTGTCTGGATCTGCTGAATTGCGTCAGCAAGCTTTGGATAAAGCAATCCGACTGTTGGTGCTGTTGATGTGAATGTGACGGCGTTGCCACCTGATGCACGAAGGCCCTTGATTGTGCCGGCTGTGCCTGCGCCATTGAGGATCTGTGAGTCGAGTGTTGTGTGCCATGACTTGATCAAGTCAGCGATTACGAATGTGTCGATGCCTGTTCCGCGCTCGATTGCCTGGCGAGAAATATCTTGCTGGCCTGCGATTGTACGAACATTAATCGTGAGCAGTGTGTCATCCACATCTGTTTCTGAGATTGCATCGTTCTGTGTAACTTGTACGGCTGTAGAACTTCCAGTCGTCATGCGAGAAATATTCAGGCTCATTCCGCTTGGTGGAAGTGCCATCTTGTTTGTCGCGAAGTCTGCGAATGGACGTCCTGCGCGTGCGAATGGAGCTGCAAGGTCGACGAGGTATTGTGGAATCACAAGGCCTTCGAATTGTGCTGTTCCAACGTCGCGGCGCTCGATTGACTCTTCACGCATGTGGCGTGCGAGGCGCTCGTTTGCTGAGTAGTCGTTTGCGAACTGTGCGTTAAATGCATCCTTTACGAATGATGCATCTGATGCTGGTGAGTATGTGCGCTCTTCGCGTGTAACTGTTGCGCTGCCTGTGGTGCGTGGCATTGCGACATCTGAAACTGCTGAGCGGATTTCTGATGCCTTTGCATCTGCATCTGCTTGGGCTTTCATCTTTTCGATTTTTGTATCGAGTGAGCGTGATTCTTCTACGAGTGTATCCACCTTTGTGGTTTCCTCTGCTGTGAGGTCAGTGCGGTTCTCTTCTGCTACTGCTTCGAGAACTGCGTCCATCTCTGACTTGACTGCATCACGACGCTCGATCAACTTATCAAGGAAAGACTTTGACATGTGTTGATCTCCTTCTGATTAGGGTTTGGATCAAAGTGGTGTCACTTAATCTCGCGGCGCATGTTGGGTGCGAGAGGCGCTCCGGCTTTGTATCTGCTGATTGCAGCAGAATTCTACTTTGTATTTTCTACGATTGCTTTTGCGAGTCGTAGTGAAATGGATCGAGGCGATGCTTCTTCACCGATTGGCTCTTCTGGCATCTCTTCTTCTGGCATCTCTTCTTCTGGCGCTTCTTGTGCATTCATCAAGGCTGCCATCATCTCGACTGCACGCATAACATAATCGTGTCCTTCTGATAAGTCACTGAAGATATTATTCATAACGACAAGGTATTCGCCTGAAATTTCGCGGCCTTCTGTGACGGCCTGGATTGCATTTTGCAAGTGTTCCCTGGCTTCTACTGTGGTGGTTGGGTAGGCCGGATAAGTCACGACTGAAACGTCGCCATCTGCAAGGGATAATTCTGTGAGGGTGCGCTCGGTTCTCATATCGTTCCATTTCTGTCGAATCACTCTGAATGCAAAGCTCATCTGGTCGACGTCGCCGCGCTCGACCAGTGTGTAAAGGTCGCGAGCTGCCTGGGTGTCTGGTAGATCGGCGTCCATGTAAAGTCCTGTTTCGTCTTCTTCAAGGCGAAGGGTTCCGTTCTTCGTGCGTGCTAATGGTAGGCCTTCGTGATTGATCAAGAGGCGCACATCTGGTGTTTCTGCCAGGGTCTTTCTGAATGCGCCGGGTGCAATTCTTTCAATGAATGGAAGCGGCACGCTGTCGTTATTAAAGACGGCGGCGTATCCGGAGAGGCGCATGGTTCCGTCTTCTGCCTGGCGTGCCTCTACGTTCTTGATCGTAAAGGTGCGGCGTTCGATTTTCTTTGTCATTTTGCTCCTTGAGTCTTCTTCTGCGTCGAGTGCGTCTATCTTCCTTTGCGCCCAGTTTTGTGCTCGGTCGCTGAAGTTTGAATCTCCGCCCCATAAAAGCCAGGCCACTAATCCTGCGCCTGGGTATCCTGGATCGGATGGGTTGCTGTTCTTCGGCGCTTCGCCGTCGACTTTGTGCCTTGCAAACCAGGGGGCCATCTTCCTGATCTTGTTTTCGGTTATGTTGCCTGCTGCCATGTCACGAGCTGCTCGCTTGGTTCCTTCGGTCAGCCCATCGCCGCCATATCCTTCTGCCAAATATTCCAGGCCGCGCTTGGCGTTCTCCTGGATGAAGCTCGGGACTGATAAATCAACGGCTCGCTTGCTTACTTCGCCGCCTGGTTCCATCTCTTCTGCGATCGAAATAGCCACCATCTGGTCGATGGCATCTTGCTTATTTTCGTGGCATCCGATTGTGGTGTATGTGCCGTCCGCTTCTTCTTTGACGGTTGCCCATCCTGCGCAGTCGCTCTGGTTCTCGCTTACGTAGTAGGGCATTTATTTGACCTCGTATACTGAAGCTGGATCTCCTGGGTCAATTGTGGAGATCTGTTGCAGCTGGGTTGAAGGTAGGCCTGTGTGGGTCATCTCTGGTAATCCGACGGCTTCTGTTACGGCCTTTGGATCAAAGCCGACCTGGATCAACATCGCCGCGATCTCTGCTCGAAGTTTGAGTCCTACATCTGGCGCATCTGATGCGTCGATGTTCTGGAGTGGCACTCTGAATTGATCGCCTGCTTCGCCCAGTGGCGCTAAATCTTCAACGGCTCGCACGTCGTTTAATGATAGAAATCCTTCGCGAAGGCCCTTCGTGTATGCGTCGAAGCGCTCGAGTGTGGTTCCTCGAAGCAATGCGTCAAGATTAAATTTGATGAAGCCGTCCGGCTCTGGAAGTAATTCCGACATTGATTGTTCGATGCGTTCCAATAACGGGCGAAGTGAGTGCTGAACGAATGAGAGGTTCTGTGCTTCAACGCTGGCAAATGACATCGCTCCTGCTACTGGGTGTCCTAGCAGGCTGATTGGTACTCTGAATAATCTGGCAATGTCTTCGACGTTGAATCTTCTGGCTTCTAAGAGCTGCGCGTCTGCTGCGTTAAGTGTCAGCGGTCTAAATTGTGCGCCGCCTGAAAGGATTCCGATCTTGCCTGCGCGGTACGGCCCTGTGTGGGTGATGTTCCAATCGCGGCCGATGTCGCCTGCCTGCTCTTCTGTTAATTCGCCCGGCACTTCAATGACGCCGCCTGGGTTTGCTGCGTTGCCAAAGTATGCGGCTGCGTATGTGTCTGCTGCCATCGCTGCGCCGATTGTGAGTCGAGCTGCTCCGATTGGGCCGAGGCCGTAAAGGGATCCAGGAAGTCTGAAGAGTGGAATGTGTTTCATATCGCGTGACGTCAAAATGCGAGAGAAGGTTCCTTCTGGGTCTTTCATCTTGTAGATGATTGGTTCTCCTGGACGTGGGCGTTCAATGCGAACGTCGTCCGGGTGAATGCAGTAGACCTCTTGTACTTCGTCCATGTCGTCGCGGACTGTAAGAATGAAAGCGTTTCCATGAATGTTAAGCGAAGCGATTATCTGCTCATAAAACTCTAGGCGTGATGCTTCTGGATTTGGTTTGTTGATCCAGGCTGGTTGCTCTCCGTAAACGTTAGCGTATGAGATTCTGTTTCTTCCGCGTCGCACGTAGGCTGCAAGCGGTAAAGAGGAAATCGTATCGCCGAGCAATCGCACGCATGCATAAACTGTCGACATGCGAATTGCGGAGTCTGCGTTTACATCGAT